CACCCGGAGGCATGACCAGCCCGGTGCCCAGGAGTAGAGAGTCCTGGGCACCGGCGTTCTCAGGCGCAGTACAGTAGCAGCGTCTGAAATGCCAGACGCTGAGCCAGGCGCACCTGCTCCCTCGAGCCCGGAAGGCGCACCTCAAGTAGAGATCGCTCTCGGTCCTGATCAGTCGATCTATCCCGAGAGCCTGAGACCGCCTGAGGCTACGCCCGCACCGCCCGACGACGACGCACCGGAACCTGACGAAGCCACCATTCCTGAGCCACCCGAGAGCGCTGGAACCGAGGTATCACCCCAATCGGGTGAGACGCGGGGGACCCGCCGACGAGCCGCTGAGGATGCGTACCAACGTGGTCTGGCAGAAGGGCGAGCCAAATACGAAGCTGAACAGCAGCAACGCGCGCAGCAGCAGCAGTACGACCAAATCCAGAGGGATGCCTCGCAGCGCGTCGAGCAGTTGTTTAGCGACCTGGCGTCGCCCGACTACGCCACCCAGGACCGTGCACGGCAGGGCATCCTGCAGATGTACGGCGGCAACCGCCAGGCGCAGGCGCTCATGGAGACCACGCGGCAGCAGATCCTGGCCCAGATGGCCCAGGAGTTCTCTCAGTTGCGCGATCTCGACGGCGTCGGCGACGACGGCTATCAGAACCTGCACACCGCGCCGTCCGCGGCCGACCTGGCCAAACGGGCGTTTGAGCTTGGCAAGAAGGCACGCGAAGACCAGATCGCTCGGCTCGAGGCCGAGTTGCAGGGTCTGCGCGGTCGACTGGTCGGCTCGCGTGCGACGCCCGAGCGGGCGAATGGTGGCAGCTACTCAGACGCCAACGTTTCGATTGAGGAATACGCGACGATGTCGCCGAAGGACGCGCGCAAACTGAGCGGGGCGCAGATCGATGCGCTGACCGCCCAGCTCGCCGCCGACGCCGCGCGCAGTCGCAGCTAACTTAGTGGGCTGAAAAAAGCCCCTCCGCTGGAGGGTCCATACCTTGGCTGACGTCACGATTACCACGTCCGCTGTTTTCATCGACCAGGTCTGGTCGCCTGAGCTGAATCGGGCTATCCAGTACGACGTCGTGATCGCGGCACTCTTCGACGACAAAAGCGCGCTGGTCGACCAGCACGCCAACACCATCAATCTCCCGAGCCGGCACAACCTGACCGCCAACGCCAAGGCGGCTAGCACGGCGCTCACGCCGCAGGCCATCACCGAGACGCAGCAGCAGTTCGTGCTGCCGATGACCAACGGTCACAGGGCGATCGCCCAGGAAATCGAGGACATCGCCGAGATCCAGAGCCGCTATGACATCCGCGCGGAGACGACCGTTGCCGGTGCCTATGCCCTGGCACGGCAGATGGACGTCGACGCGGCAAGCCTGTTCGCAGCCGCGACCAACTCAAGCGGCACGAGCTCGGCCGAGCTTACTGACGACAACCTGATCCAGGCGCGCACGCTGCTGCGCAACAACGCGGCGCCACGGCCATGGTACATCGTCGTCCCGCCCGCGACCTATTCAGGGTTTCTCAAGCTCGAGAAATTCACGAACATGCTGTACGTCGGGCAGGACGAGGCTGGCACCGCCGTCGAAGAGGCCAAGGTCGGGCGCATGTACGGCGCCGACGTGTATGAGTCGCAACTGCTCGCGGGCAGCGCGCCGGCGGCGACGGGCGCGTTCTGGAGTAAGACGCACTACTTCAAGGCTATCCAGCGCCAGCCGACGACGCATACCTGGTACTCGCCGCTCGACCTCGCCTGGATTGTGAGCATGGATTGTATATATGGCATGTTCGAGAGATTGGAAGCAGACGAGGCCGCGGCCGCGACGACGAACTCGAGCAACTGGGCTGTGAAACTTTTGTGCACGAAATGAGTAATTCCCTTTACTGAGTGAGTACCCTTCGCGCAAGCTCCTCGCCTGTGAGCCCGTGGTAAACAACAATCAGAAGCGGTCGCGGTTGCATCGCGAATTGTGCGTCGACGTTGTTTCGCGCCTTGGCTGTACCTCCGTAGGGAAAGTACAGGCCGGGGAAGTGCACCGACGTCACACGCCAGGAATAGGACATATAGGGCAACGCTCGCTTGATCTCGACAAACCCATCGCTAGGTACATAAAAGTCGGGGCGAACACGGTCCATGGAGATGGCCAAAGGGTTTTCGGATTGGAAGCGAGCCTGCAACTCGATCTCGGGAATGCCCTTCAAGCGGTCGTACTGCGCTCTGGCTCGAGTGTTCTGGTTGTCACGCCATTCGGGATTGGTCGCTCTGAGCCGGTTCACGCGCTCAAGCTGGCGTTTCGATGTGGCACGCCTCAACTCAGGGTGCTCGTCTCTCCATTTCTTGGAGTACTCACGGCTCTCGTCAGGATTCTGAGCGCGCCACCTCGCCATCGTTTCTCGTGCGATCTCGCGCGTCCGCTCGGGATTGGCCGCGCGCCACTTGCGCATGTACTCGGCGCGTTTGGCCTTCTCTTCTTCGGGGGTCACAACCTACATGATGCAAGCGACACGTCGCGATTGCAGTTGCAAAGTAACTCACAATGAGTAACGTCGACACCTTTAGCGGGGCCAACTACGCGCCGTTCACGACCTCGAACGTGGCGGTCAAGGCGCGCGGTGGGCGCATCGCCAAGATCGTGGTTACCGTCGCGGTGACCGGCACGCTGACGATCTACGACAACCCGTCGGCGGCGAGCGGTCAGATCCTGTACGTCTCGGCGGCCACGCCCGGCGTCGGCATCATCCCGCTCGACATCCCTGCGCGCTCGGGCATCTTCCTGGTGCCTGGCTCAGCCGGCGCGGGCATCGTGGTCTACAGCTGAACAGTGAGCAACATCATCGTCAGGCCCGGCGCGGAACAGCAGGCATACACGGTGCGCTTCCACGTGCGGGTGCCCGCGCGTGCCGAAAAAGACCTGATCCAGGCTCGGTTGCAGTGGTCGCTCGAGCGCATGATTGGGCGACTCGCGCGGCAGGGCTGGACCTTCGTCAGGTTGTCAGACCGTGCGCCGCGCGGGCCCTTGCCGGTGGTGCCGATCAAAGGTTTCGGCACAAAGCCAGCCAAGCGACGGCATGGCGACGTGTCGCCCACACCCCCCGATGACAGCCTGTGGCGGGTCAGCACCCTGCCAAGCTTCGGCCCGAAAGCCGCTCATCTGATGACAGACGAGGTCGACTGGGAGTACGCCGCCCTCTTCCATCGACCTGCGATATCGACCGCGTACGTTCAAGAACAAGGGGAGCCCGAGCCAGCATGGCTGAAGCACTAACCGCCGAGGCGCCGAATGCCGTTATCGCTGACCAGGGGCTTGTCTATTGCCGTGCTCCGAATGGCGAAATCGTTTCCACCGACGCCTCGCCGATGGAGATCATGAAAAAGATCAACCACGGCTGGCAGGTGCTCAACGACTACGGCCAGTTCGGCTCAAACGTCTACTACATGGACAACCCGTACGAGCCGTTGTTTCAAGCGGGCGGGGCCCACGAGCTGAGCGTCCAGCAGATTATCGAGATGGGCTACCACCTGCGCCCGCCGCTGGTGCCCACCTGCGATCGCCACGTGGGTCAAACCAGAGACCACCTGACGCACGTCGGGCGTGTGGGCGCTGGCTCGGCCAAGGCGCAGGGCTGCTGGCGCGGTGCGCGTGCGGTGCGTTTCCCGCAGCTCGAGCGCATCGAACTCCCGCCGGCGCCCGATGAGTGCGAGTTCTGCGGTCGTGACGACTTTCCCACCCAGCGCGCGCTGAAACAGCACCAGGACGTGATGCACAACGACCGACGCCAGCAACAGGCGCTCGGTGAGGCGATCGTCTCAGGCCTGCACCAGACGGGCGTCGTAGGCAACGGCAATTCGAGCCTCGACGCGCAGACCATCGCGACCGCGGTTGCCGCGGCGCTGCAGGCGCTGGGCTACGGCTCGCGTCCTGACCCGGAGCCCGAGCCGGACGATGACGATCAGCCTGAAGCGCCAGAGGCTGAACCCGAAGTCGAAGACGAGGACACCGAAGACGACGACCAACCTGAGCCCGAGCCCGATACGCCGGAGGCCCGACACCGGGCACGTGAGCGCGAGCGTCAACGTCAACGCCGTGCGGCTCTGCGAACCTCACCACCAGTTCTGATGTCAGACCAAAACTAGGCAAGGAGGCTTTCCCCGACCATGCCAGGCACTCGAGCACAATCCAAGAACATCATCGATACGATCGCTGGCTATTCCAACGCCGCGGTCACC